GGATACGGCGTTACTGTCGGCCAATTAAAAGCAGTATTTCAAAGAGGCCTCGGCGCTTTCAATACTTCCCATTCTCCGAGGATCAAATCTCCTACGGCTTGGGCTCAAGCTAGAGTAAACGCGTATTTATATATGGTAAAAAATGGCAGGCCTCAGAATCCAAAATATACAGGAGATTTTGATCTGCTGCCAGCTAAACATCCAAAAAGTTCGAAGAAATGAAAAAGAAATACAAATCAATGTCAAGAATAAATCCAAGAGGAGGAAAGCGGGGGTGTTTATGCAAAGATAAAAAAACATACGATCCGAAATGCTGCACCGGAGAGATGCACGCGCAAGGGATAGGAAAAATTTAAAAAAATATGACCGATTTTTGGCTCGTCAATCGTTTATATAGTATAACACTTTTTTTACATAATTTATGAAAGCAACCGAAATTTTGAACGAAATCAAGAATGTTTTGGGGATCGAGCTTTCGGAAGAGACCTTAACATTGGCTACAATGAAATTGGAGAACGGCACCGAAATTGAATCCGAAAACTTCGAAAAAGGCGGCGACGTCTTTATTAAAAACGATGAGGGGGATTCCATTCCTCTACCCGTTGGCGATTATATGCTTGAAGATGGACGCACTCTTATAATCAAAGAGGAGGGAAAGATTGAAAGCATAAATGAGAAAGAAGAAGAAAAAGAAGAAAATTCCAAAGATGAAGTAAGCTCTGAGGAAAATCTTGAAGAAGAAAAAGAAGACAAAAAAGAAGAAATGCAATACGCTACCAAAGAGGAGCTCGCTGAAATCAAAAAAGACATTGAAGATATAAAAGCAATGATCAAAGATAAAAAAGAAATGAGCAAAGAAGAAGGCGAAAAAGAAGAAGAAAACCAGGTAGAAGTAGAAGCAGAAAAAGTAGAGCCAATCGCTCACAATCCTGAGGCTTTGTCTTCCCATCAAAAAAACACTCCTTTTTATCAAAGCGAGCAATTGAGTATAATAAGAAACATGATTTATAAAAAATAATTTAAAATGGCAGAATTTGTATCAAATGACGTAGTAAGAATTTTAAGAGACACTGAAACTCTTACAGGCGTAAAGACATTGACTAGCGGAGATAGCGGCAAAACGTATTTTCTTGATGCTGCAGGAGGCGCTACAATAACATTACCCGCATTAAAAAACGGGCTAAATTTCAAATTTATAGTAGCTGACAATTTCAGTACTACAAATTGGGTAGTTGACTCCGCAGAAGGAGACAATATCGAAGGTATGATCGAGGTGGCTGGCGCCGTGGTGGTAGCCTCTGGAGAGGATCAAATCAATTTTGTAGCTTCAGCAGAAGCAAAAGGAGATTTTATCCAATTAGAATGTAACGGCACAAATTGGTTTGTTAGCGGACAAGCTGCTCTTTCAGGCGGAATTACTGCTACAGATCCTTCTTAATAATTAATAAATTTTAAACAATGGCTACAACCCATAATATTACAACAAGCTTCTCAGGCAAGGCGGCTGAGGGGTATCTTCGTGCCGCACTCTTGAGTGGAAAAACGCTTAACTCGGGCGCGGTCGATATTAGAGACAACGTACAACACAAAGAAGTTGTTCAATTACTATCATCTGACGCAAATCTTGTAAAGCCAGCTACTTGTGATTTCGATCCAACAGGTACGCTTACAACGACTGAAGTAGTTCTTGAGCCTACTGAGTTTCAAGTAAATCTTGAAGTATGCGCAAAAAACTACCGAAGTTCTTGGGAATCTTTACAAATGAGAGGAATCAGATCAGGTATTCCAAACTCTTTAGGAGAGTTTATTCTTGAGCATGTTGTTGCAAAAACAAACGACGCAATCGAGAAGGCAATCTGGACAAACTCTACTTCATCAACTGATTTACCTTTTGATGGATGGGAAACTTTGGCGGCTGCAAACTCTGACGTAGTAGACGTTTCTGCTTCTTCAGTAACTGCTTCAAATGTTACAGACGAAATTGGAAAAGTAGTTGATGCTATTCCGAGCGCAGTATTAGCTCAAGAGGATCTTTACATCTATCTACCGACTGCAATATTTTACAAATACGTAAGAGCTCTTGGAGGTTTTGCATCTCAAGGCCAAGGAGCTTCAGGTATCGGTAACGAAGGTCATTTATGGTATAAAGGCCAGCAAGAGCTTTTCTACGATGGAATCAAAGTCCTTCATTCGCCAGGTATGACGAGCACGAAAATGATGGCAGCTACTAGACACAATATGTTGGTAGGTACATCGCTTTTCAGCGAGTTAAATCAAGCGTCAATCTTAGACATGAGCTCTCTTGACGGATCGCAAAACGCGAGATGTATCCTCAGAGGATCAATCGGCGTGGAGCTTGGATACGGATCTGAAGTAGTTCTTTATTCATAAATTAAAAAGCTAAGGGGGATTTTTTCCCTCTTAGCATATTTTTAACCTTAAAAATTAAATCAAATGGCATGTAATCTTACAAGAGGATACGCAGTAAATTGTAAAGATCAAATCGGTGGAATTGTCAGAGCTTGGTTTACCAATTTTGGCGGACTTGGAACTCTAACAATTGACGCGACTGATCAATGTACGGACTCTAGCGGTACGGCCGTATGGTTTCAATATGACTTAAAGAATAGCGCAAATACTTTGACCGTAACTGCAAATACTGCAAGAGATACGGGCACAACTGTATTTTCTGCCGTTCTTTCTTTGGCTTTGCCTAAACTAACAAAAGAGCAAAACGTAGAATTTAAGCTTTTAAGTTTTGGAAGGCCTCACATCATTGTAGAAGACAGAAACGGGCTTTTTCATTTGTTAGGAAGGACGCACGGGTGCGATATGACGGCGGGCACAATTGGAACGGGAGGCGCATTTGCAGACGCTTCTCAATACACGATGGAATTTACCGCAGAGGAAAAAGAGCCGCCTTTGACAATAAGCGGCGCCACTTCGGCAAATCCAACGGCTGGCTGGTCAAGTCATACAGAAACTATTACCGTAGGTACAAATAGTTAAAAAATTGTGTTCTGTTCGGGGGAATGTTTTGTAAGGCATTCCCTTTACAGAGCGCGTAAGAAAAATTTATGAAAAAAAAAGAAAAAAATATTTACAAAAAACAATTCGATTCACAAGATTTTTCAGAAATTAGTATGAATAATTTGAAAAAAGAATTGGATGAAACTCAAATTGAGGATTTAGGAAAGTCAGGGAGATACAAAACTGAATTTGCTATTTACGAAATAAGATGATCATAATTGACAGAGCACAAACGTCGAATACGATTAGCTTCATTCCAAGTTCTTACAACCCAACGGGATCGAATATTTTCAAAATTACCATGATCGACGAATCAAAAAATACGCAATTATTTACTCAAACAGTATCGAGCTTTTCGGCCAATGATTACTATTACCAATATACAGGAGCATTTGGCCAAGATCAAAACGCCGATACAATTTTGACGCTAGAAATTACAGATACGTCATCCGGAGAAGTTCTTTGCAGAGATAAAATACTCAGCACAAATCAAACGGCTACGGCATACTCTTTGAACAACAACAAATTTACTACAAACACAACGGCGAATAACGATTTTTTAATTTATGAATAATCAGGATTTCCATATTGTAAACTTATCGGCTTATCAAACGCCGGAAATTGTAGAAGATCCAAGAATGGATTTTGTTGCTTACGGAGATGATAATCTGTATTACCAGGAATTGATTGACGCTTACTTAAATAGCCCTACAACAAATAGCATCGTAACGGGAGTTACGAATCAAATTTACGGGAGAGGAATTTCTGCTCACAATGCTTCTACAAATCCTGAAGCTTTTGCAAAATTTAAAAATCTATTCAAAAAAAAATGTTTACAAAAAATTTGTTTAGATTTAAAGCTCCTGGGAGAAGCTTCATTTCAAATCACATATAAAAACAAACAAGTAGAAAGCGTTTCTCACTTTAATAGAGAGACTCTGAGAGCAGAAAAATCAGACGACAAGGGAAAGATCAACGCGTATTTTTATCATCCAAAATGGAAAGAATACAAAGAAGGAGACGAACTTACAAGAATCCCGATATTTGGATCAGGAGCTCCGAATGAAATTTACATCATTCGAAGATTTATTCCTTCAATGCACTATTACTCTCCGCCGGATTGGAGCTCAGCTTTAAATTATTCAAAATTAGAGAGCGAAATTTCTGAATATTTAGTAAACGAAGTAACCAGCTCTTTTTCAGGCCATAAGCTGATCAATTTTTCAAATGGCGTACCAACAATTGAAAAGCAACATTTGATAAAAAACGAAATTCAAAACAAGCTTACCGGAGTAAATGGAGAAAAAACAATTATTTCTTTTTCAGATTCTCCGGAAACAAAAACAACGATTGAAGACATATCTGTAAACGATGCTTCAGACGTTTACTCCTATATTGCAGAGGAGTGCTCAAAAAAACTACTTTTAGCAAACAGAATTACGAGCCCTTTATTGGTAGGTATAAGGGATGCAGGAGGTAACTCGCTAGCAAATAACAAAGACGAAATTGAAGCGGCTCACAATCTTTTTGAAAATGTAGTAATCAGGCCTTACCAAGAGTTAATTTTGGAGGCCATTGACGACATTTTAGCGGTAAACGGAATCGCTCTTGATTTATATGTGCAAACTTTGACGCCGATCGAGTTCGTAAACACTCAGGAAATAATTACAAAAGAAAAAAGAGAAGAAGAAACGGGAGAAGAACTTTCAAAAATTAAAGATTTTGAAGACGATGAATTACTGGAGGAGCTTTTGCCTCTTGGAGAAAATGAAAAAACCCTCTTTGATTTTGGTTACAAATTAGTAGATGAAAGAAAAGCAGACCTAAAAAAAGAAGATGATCTTGACAAAGAGATCAATCTTACGTCAGCGCCAAAAGGTAAGGGGGATCAGGCCAGTAAATTTGACGGAGAAACAGAAAAAGGCAAAAAATATCTCATAAGATATCAATATGCTCCTCAAGCGGTAAGCAAAAATTCAAGAAAATTCTGTCGCATGATGATAAAAGCAAACAGAGTTTACAGAAGAGAAGACATCGATCGAGAATTTGCAGGTAATTCAGAATTTGCGCGTAAAGGAAAAACAACTTACAACCTTATGAAATACAAAGGCGGGGTAAATTGCAAACACTATTTCATAAGAAAAACTTATTTACTAGATTCAGATTTGAAAATTGATCCTAATAATCCAAACGCAAAGAAAAATTTGATTTATAAATCAGAAGCAAAAGCGGAAGGCATTCCAATTGACAAAGCTTTTGAAAAAGAAGCAGCAAAAAGAATGATTGACAGAAAAAACGGAGGTAGAATTACAAAATAAAAAACATGGCAGACGTATTATTTGTGAGTAAAGAAGATATTATCAGAAAAAGCCCGTATGTAGATGGCAACATTGACGCGGATAAAATCATCCCGGCGCTGCATTTGGCCCAAGTTCAATACTTGAAAGAAATAACAGGCACAGATCTTTACAATAAATTAAGCTCAGATATAAGCGCTTTTGTAACAAGCGGAACAACAATACCGGCAAATTATAAAAATCTGCTGGATGATTACATAAAACCAATTTTGATACATTTGACGCTTGCAGAATTTTTGAAAAGCGCATCAATCACGGTATCAAACAAAGGCGTTTTTAAACATCAATCAGAAAACTCTTCAGCGCTTTCTCCAAAAGAGTTAAAAGAATTAATCCAGGTGGAAAGAGACAGAGCTGAAAGTTATACAGAGCGTTTTTTGGATCATATGGTATTCAATGCTCCGAGTAAATTCCCCGAGTGGTTTTCCAATACGCAGGATGATCAGCATCCGCAGTACGAATCTTATACAATTGATTGGGTATTATGAGCGGATTCGGCGAAATATATTGCGAAAGCTGGTGGGGCGATAATAACCGATCAATCGGGTGGGGAGAGGTTTACCCTTTATGTAATCCGATGAGCGTGGATCGAACAGATTTGACAATTGACGAAACTTTAGAAGTAACAATAGACATGAATTAAAAATGAGTAGTATAAATATAAACGTAGGAACAAGCGCAAACGATGGATCAGGAGAGTCTTTGAGAAGCGCATTTATTTCGGTAAGAAAGATGCTTGCTGAATTATATAATATCACATATACAAGCGATACGCAAGACATCTCCGGTACGACTTTTAAAGTGCCTCTTGCGACAATATCAGATCAGGCCGCCAATACAGTAATGGTCAGGGATGCAAATTCAAGCGGAGCTCTATCTGCAAAAGCAGTAACAGATACGCAAGTATTGATCGGAGATGGAACAGGCTTTACCGCTGCGGCTCTTTCAGGCGATGCGACAATGACAAACGCAGGAGTGGTAAGCATAGCAAACAACGCGATTGATCACGATGAATTAGCAAATAGATTTGCAAATAAAGTAGATAAAACTGACACAGGAAATTTTACAGTTGACTGCTCAGCAGGAAGCGTATTTCTTTGCTCCGGAAATATCGGCACGGCAAATATAACCTTTGACAATATGAAACAAAATCAAGTTGTAGATTTAGTATTGTCCGGCACTTTGTCTTCTGCGGCCATTACATTCGTAGGCGGCACAGGATTAGGGACGACTACTTTTAATAAAGTAGGAACGACAAGTATTGACACGAGCAAAACGAATCATGTTTCTTTGATTTGCGTAAAAGAAACAGACGGATCTTCAATAGTAAATTATACAATAAACACTTACGCAAGCGATAGTAACCCAGACGCCTCTTAATTATGAAAGCAAGAATAGTAAACGGAAAAATAGTAAAGTATCCAAAGTTACCAAGTAGCTTCGGAAACGTGGTGGTAGGATTTGACAGATTGCCATCAAGCGAACACGAGAAAGTAGGATTTTACGATATTGTAACGCCTGAATATAACAAACAAGAGCAAGTAATCCA